CTTGTCTTTTACACCATCAGTTTGTGCCACGGTCATGGTAATTGCCGCAACAGCTTCAGGAGAATCTTTTAAACGCTGTACAGTAGCAAACTCTTCTGCTGTTACAGGACGTACAGGTTTAAAGATTAACTTAGGTGTAGGACTTGCTGTGTCAAACCGCATCTCAGTAATCACCCCCGTTATGGGTGTACCGTGATTTTTCAGATGACGGGCATATGCTTGTAGAGGAAGTCTACCTTTTTCTCCATCACCAAATACTGAAGTAGGTGGTAATACAAGTTGGTAGACTTCTTCTTTATCAACTTCGCCATCTAATACTACTGCTAAACGTTGTTGATAACGACAAGCACGGCTATCACCTTGACCGCTACCTTTGATGTTTTGAGGACAAGTTAAGCAGGTGGCTGATTGCTTTTCTTTGACCTTTTCATCAGGGCGTTGGCTGTCGGCTGACCAGCAAGTTGGGGACACGGTTTCGCCTTCTACATAGGTTCCGGCATAAAACACACGTGAAACTTTTGGTGCGGCTTTGATAATCACCACACTCATGGAGCGCTCTTCCGATACACGGTACTCTTTACCGCCAATAAACTCACGGAATACACCACCTTTAATACTGATACGACGTGCGCCTAAACCGCCTTCGCCTGTACCTGCTAAAGCATTAGTTGCATCATCAGCTGTACCTTTTAAATAGGCAGGTAAACCGTCTTTGAATAGAGTCATTTCACTCATTTACATTCTCCTTAGATATCATCGTTAGGGTTAAAATTAAGAGCCATTTGGGCTTGGTCTTTTTGTTTGACCGTTAAACTCCCATCAGCTTCTTCTCTTACAAGGTCTCCACCGTTTAGTTTCTTTAAAGCTTGTTCTACTTCAGAAATCTTAAAACGGTATACACCGCCAAGTTTCAAAGCAGGAATTAAACTCTGTCGAATCCATGCACGGACAGTAGACACCGATACAGAAAAATGTTTTGCAACATCTTCAATCGGGACAAACACTTCTTCTACCATTAGTTTCTCCTTACGGTTACTGAATATTCACTGTTGGCATTTAATCCGGCAGGAATTAATTCCGGATTTTCTTCTAAAAATGCTTTCATGTTGGTTTGATGAATCCGTTTTTCCAACAGTTCCGGCACACTATGTTCAAGAATAAACTTGTTCATAGATTCCCAGTCAGATGTTGCATACGTAGTCCTTACGGTACGATAAACAACCCCTGCGCTAGTCTTTAAGCTTTCAGCCCCAATGTCCTTCATATGTTGAAGGATTGCCGATTTAACGGCTTTCATGTCAGAGTCAATCTTGTCGATTTTATCTTCCATTTCATGGGCAACTTCGGCTTTCTTTTCCCGCATTTTGATATAAACACGGGTGAGTTTTTCTAAGGGGATCTCTACCCCTGTCGTGTTTTCTGACATTACATTCTCCTGTTTAAAAACAATAACGGTTTGGTGTTATTCTCGCTATTGGTGTTACTACTATACTACCAAACTTTATCTTAGTTAAGTAAATCTTTGTAAAGTTCAACTAACTTTACATGGTCTTTGATACGATTGTCAAGCATTTTATATAGGTGTTTCTCCGCATTTGAACCTTGTAATCTTATTACTGTAACTGGATGCCTCTGTCCTGCTCTATGCGCCCTTGCATTCGCTTGGGCATAAATCTCTAGGCTTGGGGTCGGTCCCCACCAAATAACCGTGTCAGCCGCCGTTAAAGTAACTCCATGAGCCGCTGCCTGTGGTTGAATAATCAGAATCCGTGGGTTAGGGGTTTCTTGAAATCGTTTAAATATATCGGCACGATTGGATGCGGTTACGTCGCCATTAATAATCTCGGTTGTAAACCCATCATCTTGTAACTTGTTGGAAAGAATCTTAATCGTGTGCTTAAACGGCACAAAGATTAAGGCTTTCTGCTTGGTCTCATCTAGTGCTTCTCGCATTACCTTGTAGCGGTTCTTAATATCAAACTCTAAGGTCTCGCCCCCATCTGAGTAAACTGCGCCACAAGATATTTGTAGGAGTTTGTTTAATCCCACTGCAGCATTAACTGCGGTAATTTGTTCGCCAACTGCATGAACCACAAGTTGTTTACGTAGAAGTTCGTAGTACTTCTTCTGTTGTGCGGTCAGTTCGACTTCACGGGTTACGTAAGTCATTTCAGGTAAGTCTAAGCATTCTTCCTTGGTAAATCGTATAGCAGGTTGTAATGCATTAAATACTATTTGATCTGAATTAGGACGGGGTATCCATTTAAACTGGGATATTTTATACATCACCATATCTTTAAAGCCACTAAAGAATCGAGGTACATTTTGCGGGTTTACAAGTTTGGCTAAACCATAAGCATCTACTGGCGATTGAGCCGCAGGTGTTCCTGTCAGCATCCAAAGCCATGTGTCAGGCTTAAGTAATTTATTTAATGTTTTCCAACGAGTTGTCTGTGCGTTCTTGTAAGCGTTAGCCTCGTCAATAACAATCAAATCAAACCCACCATTGGCAATTTCTTCTTGAACAATCTCAACCCCATCATAGTTAATGATAATAAATTCAGCATCACTATTAATTATTCTTGTCCGTTTTTCCCTGCTACCATAAGCAATATCAACCGAACGATGCATGGCAAACTTAAATAGGTCTGCTCTCCATGCGCTATCCATAATAGATAATGGGCATATGACAAGCACACGCTTTATCTTCTTCATCTTCATTAGATAATCTGCTGCCCATATAACAGAACCTGTCTTGCCTGTACCTTGCTCGTTGAGACAGAAGGCACGAGTATTTAAAGTTAGAAAAGACGAGGTAACTTTTTGATGGTCAAATGGTTTATGTAGTCCAGGCCAATCGTACTGTCCCATGATAGGTGATGGGATGTTTTTTATTTGTAGGTTTTTAAGAATACGAGTTTCGTCTAAGCCCCATTTAACGGCGACTTGATTCTCCCCAATCATCCTACTTTTGGGTATTAGGGTTGTAACTTTATTTGGATTACGAAGATTTAATAAAAGAACTTTGTTGTCTATTATTTCCATTTATTTCTTTTTTCTCTCACGTTTGCTAGTTTCCGACACTAGGTTACTTTTGCTGTCCCTTTTAAAGGATCTATTCTTTGATGGTGTTGTTATGTAGTACCCATCTTTATTTGTACCGCCCTTATCCATAGCTTTTTTATGGGCTACGTCTTTACCTTCACGAGCATCGGCTTTGCCGTTGCCATTACTATCGGGCATTTTTTTATCAACCGCACGTCTAGCACGTTGACGTTCCATGCGATTGGGGTGTTCGCTACGAGCCTTTTGTTGCTCGTATTCTTTAGCATATGGTCTTGATTTGTTTACGTATGGCATTTAATTTCTCCCATTATGTGGGCACTCAAGAACTAAACAGTGCTTCTTACAAAGCCCACTAGGACGAGGGTTCCATACGTTATTTTCGTACGAAAGCTTCATCCTGTTGTATTCACTAATCCACTTATGCCACATCTTATCCTGATTTTCAGAAGAATACGAGTCCTTTATGAAATTCTTAGATACGACAAAAAGCAACCCTGCTTTAACCTTTTTGACTTGGGGGAAATACTTGAATATAGCAAGAGCCATTAGTTCTAGCTGATCGGTATCAGCATACTTGGCAGACTTACCAGTCTTGTAATCAAGCACACGTGCTTCTTCCCCGTTAATAACTAGCAGGTCAGCAATACCTCGCCACCAAACTTTAGGGTCTTTGAATTCGCATGGTTCAAGGTCTTCGGTCAACCCAAATGCATATTCACAATACTTATCACCATCTAGTTGTTTTAAACTATCTAAGGTGCTTTTTACAAAGTTAAACTGTGGAGGTAATGGTACGTTATCCCGTACGTAATGTTCTGCTGCCGAATGAAACTCTTTTCCGTAAATAATAGCATTGGTAGGTGGTTCTTTAACATCCTTAACTACCCGTAAGTGATAGTACTTTTTAGGGCATTGGTCATAAAGCTTAATGCTTGAGTACGACCACGAAGTTAGCTTATTCATCACGTAATTTTAATAATTGTTGAGTTACTTCTACTGACATTTTTGATCCATTATGTTTATCGGGATGACACAGCATTATAAGCTTTGGTAGTAGTTGTTTAGGTATAGAAGAATTATAGTTTCTTTGTGGTTTAATTGTGCCGTTTTTATTAAATAAAAAACATTTAATGCATACTCGTTTCCAAGGTTGGTCTTGGTCAAACGTACTTTTACATTGAGGGCATTCAACAAACATTTAAGTTATTCCTTTATAGGTATCCATGTTCTAACCGCACCACTCATTAACCTAATTTCTACTTGGGCATTCAAACAATGATCATACGCATCCTGATAATTATTTTTTACTAGCGCATCATGCGCTTTACGAATCTCTTGCATAGCATGTAAATAAAAATCTGAATACTCCACCTTAACATTCTCCATAATTTTTCCCAAAACCTGACTCACAATTTACAGGTAAGCCTTCAGCCCATGCGGGTGTCCACCGCATGCATTCTTCTACATAAGCTTGGGCTTCTTCAGCTTCTTCTTCTTTAGCAATACAAGCAATCGCATCATGTACAGTTAGCACTACACTGTAACGTTTGGATATACGTATCATCTGCTCACCAATGATGCAACGAGCAATAGCTTGGCAGACGTTCTCAATAACTTTACCGCCGTATATTTTATTCCAACCATAGCGAGTTTTGTATTGGTATTGAATACCCTTCTCATCCCGTACGGTTATCAGCCCATCGTAGCGCAGTAACAAACCACTTGGTAATCGTATTGATCTCTCTTCTGGGACCAGCGTAAGTACATTATCACGTCCTAAACTTGTTGCACTGTCCTTAGTTAAAGCCTCTAGGGCCAGTTGGGCTTCTCGCCACAACCTAACTACATTCGGGTACGTTTCTCGATAAGTTTGGATAATGTGTCTAGCTTGATCCTCATTAACTTCTGTGCCGAATGTCTTAAGTTGTGTTTTAAATTTCTGCGCCCCCATGCCATAACCAGCCCCAAGGATTGTCGTCTTCCCGACAAAACGTTCTTCTGCAGTAATCTCGTTATTTTTCTTATTATAAATAGCCGATGCCATAATTCTGTATACGTCTTCTCCATTTTTAAATGCCTTTACTAAATCGTTCTGTTCTGATAACCATGCAAGTACCCGTGCTTCAATTTGACTAGAATCGGCATCAATGATGACGTACCCATCAGGCGGTTTAATTGCCTTCTTTAGCTTACCTGCATTGTCACCACGTGAAGGAAGGTTCTGAAGGTTCACGCTATCGCTACCACCCCACCGTCCTGTATGCGCTGCATAATATTTTAGGGGCACTGGCATCAACCCTCGCTTTGAAATCCCAATAAATCTTTCAGTACGAGTTTCTTCAAGTGTTGATTTTGTACCAAGGCGAGCTGCTACCAACGCTTGTACTCTCACATCAGGATGTTCAGCCAAAGCTTTAAACTCTTCGTCGTTCTTAGCTAAAGCAAAAGTTTCTTTACCTGTTGTTTGGCTAATCTTCATGGGCGGTTCTACCCCTAAAGACTTAAGCAGTTCAGCAAACTTTGG